TGTGATTGCTCCGAGTGACATCTGTTGTGCCGAGTTCATAGAGAATATCCTGCGCAAGGCTTCTGTCAGCATCTAGCGTACCTTCCCACTCCAACTTAGTACCTTGAGCCCAGCGCGATTGAGACTGCATATCTAGCTCATCGCCTGTATTTAGGATGAGGTCAAACTTCTCTCGCTTTACTAACTTAATGAGATTCTTTACAGCTGCTTCATGATGAAAAGGTATCTGAAGGTCGCTGATAATTAAATATCTCGCTTTAGTCATCGTCCTCATCTTCGTAATTGCCGAACTTCTCTGGATCGACAGGGTCAGGCAATATCCAAGCAGGATAGGATTGAGGTTCAGTAATCATAAACATGGCTACATCTTCTTTGAAGCCTGCTCGCTTTAGACTACAGAAATACTCATACAACCCTATGCAGTAAGCATCAAGTTTTGAGTAGCCTTGATCCTGTAATGCTTGGGTTGCTTTTCTTGCCATATCAGAATATTACCTGTCTAGTAAGATGTTGTAGATTTCATCGACTCGCGTGTTGAGTCTTTTAATCTCAGACAACAAGTGGGTAATTACATAACCTGACAGGCCACCGATGATTGCCAGTGTTGCTAGGTAGAGTGTGAAGAAGTCAGATTGTGTCACTTCTTAATTCCTAATGCAGTGTCATTAGCATTGAGGAAGCGCAATACTGGTGGAAGGATTGAGGCCACGCCTGCTGCAATAAGAGCCTTAGGCTCTGTCACTCCAGCTGCTGCCATTGAGATTACTGCTACTAAGAAGGCTCTAGCCCAAGAACCTGCTGCTGTCTTTAGTTCATTCATTACTGGCTCCTAACATAGGTACTTGAAAAAAAGAACCATCATTGTCAGCCTCTTGCGAAAACGAGATATGACAGTGGTGGTTGTGTTTGTTTGAGCCCTCGTATGTTCGCCACTCCCAAGCTTTCTTGCTTGAGGCGATACGACCATCAAAGATAATGTAGGTAATGCGTCTTTCTTTTTTAGACTTGCATAAGAGACGAATCTGATCTGCAATATCTGGCATGAGGTCTGGCTTGCTCCGACCACTGACATCACGATCAACATCGATGGCACGAACCCAACCATTAGCATCGGGATTATGATCGCTAGGGCGAGCTGCATGTCGGGTATCACCGATCCAGCCATCCGATGTGCGGTCACGACTTGGGTATGTGTCATCAAACTGCTCTCTTAACCGAATTGCAGCTTTAGAAAGTTTTGCCTTCACAGTCCAAGTGCAACCTTTAGATCATCGATTGATAAGCCAACGCTTGCCAATTTTTCAGAAATAGTAAGTTCAGGTGCTTCTGTTGTTCCGTTATGAGCAGCAACAATAGAAGTTGCCTCAGATTCTTTATCGGTGTCGAATGAAATTGTGCCATTAAGATTGTCTTTGATTGATTCAATGACAATGCCTGAAGCAGCCAACTCTTGCTTCAATTCTGCGCCATTAAGATTTTCAGGTTTTGTAAAAGTCGCCATTTTTATGCTCCTAAGTAAGTTGCGGTAAAGCGTGTATAGTTTTGCTCGGCAGCCACATTTAGGTTTCCACCAGAGTTTTGATTGGCTTTTACAGTTATGTAGTCACCTACTGCTAATTCACCAATCCATATATGTTCTACTCTTTGTGAAAAACTAGAAAGTGCTGGCGCTAACATACTGCCTAAGATAGTTGCTCCATTTTTTAAGAAAGCAACATCTCTAACACCAGTACCATTAGCGGCAAAAATAATAATTGTTTGCAAAATGTATTTTCCTGCTTTACCTGAGGGAATAGTAATTCTTTGGTTGTTAGTAGTGTTATCGTGAAAAGCATTAGTGTCATAATCCTCAGCATTAAAAGTAATGTCGGTATCTGTATCATTAGAAAGAGTTTGTGCCGTTGTTGCTTTGTAAATGGCGCAACCGACAAAAGATGAACCGCTTGCAGGTGTAGCCCAAGACGGAATACCAGAAGCAACTGTTAATACTTGTCCAGTTGTGCCTATACCTAATCTTGCAGGTGTTGAACCGCTAGATGCGTAAATTGTGTCACCTGTAGTAGTCATTGGATTAGTCATACCTGAAGTAGGTGTAGCCCATTTAACCTTGTATGGGCTTACTGTTGTATCGGCTGTCAAAACTTGTGCAGTAGTACCAATAGGTAAATTATCAAAAGTGCCTGAGCCTGTGCCTACGATAATATCTCCAGCGGCGGTAATCTCTGTAGCCATAGAGTTAGTTACTGTTACTGTGCCGCTTGTGCCGCCACCGCTAATTCCTGTGCCAGCTGTAACACCTGTTATATCACCTGATCCATAACCAACCCATGCTGATCCTGAATAAATTTCAAGAGCATCTGTGTCTTTAAGGTATGTGACCATTCCTTCTGCGAGAACGCTTGCAAGAGCAGTTGTACGCGCTGCTGCACTAGCAAAGACCATTACTGTCTGCTGCTGTAGATAAGTATTAACATCGCTAGCTGATAGCACATCTCCTGTGCTAAACAGCTTGTAGCCTGCTCCTGCCATTGTTACTCCTTAGTAGCTAAAAGATGATACCCCTAAGATACCATATTGGGTAGAATCGAGAATGAATGCATCCAAAATGGGCTCGGCAGTTACGAAATTTACTTTCCAACTGTCTGGCTTGATTTGGTGCGAAATGCCAAAGACCTGTTCGGTTTTGGACAAAATGGTGCCTTGAGGTTGAGCAGTCGTAACTGTAATAGGATCAAAGAAATCCAAGTCTAAAGCTGCAACAGTGCCAGCTGTGTAGTTATCTTGCTGCAAATCTAAAGTAAGTAAATCCACGCGGGATGTTGTGTCCTTACGAGATGCCACAAAAGCTTGAGCATATTGAAGAGCTTCTGCGTCTGTTTGAAGAAGAAGGCCAGATTGATTATATGAGTGGGTAAAATACTGAATTATAGAATCAGCATCTGAAGCTGTTTGAACAGTACCACCAGCTCTAGTAATAGTAGCCTTGTTGTAAATTTGAGTATCGTCTAAAACCCACTTGACATCAAAATACCCTATGCCAGTTCCATCATCATTAAAAACAACAGGAGTATAACCTATAGAGCCAGTTGTTACGCTGCGATCTTGGAAAACGCATTTGCCATCTGCCCCCATGTAGATAGCCCCATATTCGGTTAAGGCTATATTTTGAAGTGCCGCAAGTGCAGTTCTTTGAGTATTAGGATCGTTCTGGACAAGGGTTTGCCCTGTATCAATATCGCGCATAGAATCAGGCCATTGAATAGTGTCCAGAATTTTGGTTACTCTTGAGCCACTTGTTTCGCCCGCTGTAGCACCAGTAACACCAAAGAATTGCGCGTTATTAAATAATCTAAATCCATCGACTGCGCTGATTGTTGTATAGACTAAATCTCCAGCAAATTTAGGAGTGCTTGTATTGTAAGAAGTTATGTAACCCGCATATAAGGGATAAGAAACTCCATTGTATGTAGCAGTAATGGCAATCTTGCGCATTGGACTTAAATAAGAATAGTAGGGCGAGCTGCTGTTTTGGGGATTGAACGCGGCAGTCTGGTCAAGAATCCGAACAGAAGCAGTGCCAGTGTTGAATTGTTCAGCTGATAGTTGGCGGCCTCTATTGGTGCTAATTGTATCCACTAGGTCAGACACATCTACAACAAGATTTCCAACATCTGATAAAAAATCTAAACTTCCTAATTTAGATTGATCTAAAATAAATGGGTTGCCAAATGTTGCACCCGTACTAAAGTTAATAATTACATTTATACTAGGCCGACTCATAATGCCCCAGCAGTGGTTAGGTAGTCTCCCTGCTTGTTAAGTCTAATAATAGTGTCCTGAATAAGACCTGAAAGTTCATCTGGATTAGAAACAGTATTCGCATATATATTAACTACATAGCCGCCACCCATTGAGGCTGCACCCTGAGCTGCGTATCTTGCTCCAGACAATGCTGCTGCTGTGGTTAAACCTGCACCGATACCCATACTGAATGAACTTTGAGCCAATCCGCTAGTTAATGATACAGCCGATGCGACTGCTGCATCTTTGACCACTTGTGCCGCAATTTCTTCTGCCCATTTTTGTGAGTCTGTTACAGCAACACCTGTAATTCCGCCGCCGCCGCCGCCGCCGCCGCCGCCACCGCCACCGCCTGCGCCTGCGCCAGAATCAATAACAACTACTTCTTTTTTCTTTGTACTGGATGAACCGCTAGTACCACCGCCACCAGTTAGGGCAAGTAATGCAAGCATCTCTTTAATTTTGCGCAATGCTTCATCTAAATTGCTTTGGCTAATTAAGTCCTTAGGCAACAGTGAATCAAGAATTGATTTAATATCAGCTAATTTAAGATTTTGATTGCTTAATGCGCTGTAAATCTTTAGGTCTGTATTAAGTTGATTGGTTGCAGCAGTGATACGGGCTTCATCCTTAGATGCAATGGCATCCTCAAGAGCTGCAATGTCCTGCTTAATTTTTAATCGAGCAATATCGTTTGTAATCATCAATAACTGAGATTGAGATGTTGCCTTTCCTAATTGCTCAGCTTGATTGATCATTGCGGCATTGAGTTGAATAGCATCCATATCAAATATGTTGCCACCCTTGCCAAGAAGAAGATTGGCTTTGTCAATAGCAAGAGAAAGCTTTTTAGCAGCTAACTTTTTTAGTTCAGCAGCAGTTTGCTCTTTAGTAAGAACAGTGACTTTCTTGGTTGTATTAAGATAACTGCCAGATTGAACTGGATTCTTGCCCATTCCAACTTCGGCTGCTCTGCGAGATTTAGCACCAGCATCTTGCAATACTTTAATATAAGTACCAAGAATAGGAATCATTCCTACATCAAATCCAGAAACTCCTGGAATCTTTTTTAATGCAGAAGCCATTAAACCAAATCCACGAATAACATCGGCAGTGTAAATTGCTAGATTCTGCATGTTAGTGGTTAGATTTGAAAGAGTATCGTCATCGGACAGAGTAACTAATGCATCAACAATTCCCGCACCAATTGCTTCTTTAACATTGTTGCTAGCAATAGTCAATTTGTTAAGTTGTCCAGAATAACTTGCAGCTGCACTGGATGCTTGACCAGCAAAAAGAACAGCCAATCGCTTTTGAATATCGGCAAAAGATGAGCTAGTTAATTCTGCCTTACTAAGCCCAACACCTAACTTGCTAAGAGAGGCAGTATTGCCAAGATAAGACTTTTGCAATGCTTGAGTTACAGCTGTTAAATCTTTACCTGTACCTGCTGAAATATCTAGAGCTAAACCTAATAGGTCTTGGGCTTTTGTAATTGAACCTGTGGCGCGAAGCAACCGATCCATAGCTGGACGAAGCTCATCATCAAGAACGCCTGTCTGCTTTTCCATGCGACTGATAAGGTCGTTAATATAAATTGAAGTGTTGCCTGTTTCAAGGCCAAGATTTTTAAGAGTGACTCCAAGAGAACGAGCTGCGTTATCATCTGCAACAAAAGCTTTTACAGATGCTTGACCAAATGCTAAAGCTTTGTGAGCAATGTAAGCAGCAGTAAATGTTTTTGCCAATTTATTGATGCTTTTTGAAAGACTGCCACTAGCAGATTCTGCTTGCTTAAAAGCCTTTTTGCCAGTAAATTCGGCAGCTAAATCAATGACTATATTGCTCATGCTGAAGCCTTAGAACTGCTGACAGTTGCTCTTTTATTGAATTTCATAGTTGTGGTTTCAATTGCTCTCATAATGGATGTCAATTGCTTTCCTTGATCTTGTTCCCAAGCGCGGAAAATGACACGACCGCGCATATCGCCTGCACTGGATTTACGACCATACAACGCACCCTGTTGGACGAATCTAGCTCCAGCGTTGGGGTTATTAGATTTGCTTCTTGGGTCTCCTGAAGGATGAGCGCGACCTGCTGTTTCATAGATTGCACCAGCTGCCGAACTATTCTTTACTCTAAATAAAGACCTAAATCCTTTAGAGTTAGGCTTGCCATAACCTGTACGATATACAATTCCGCGCTTAATTTCAGTTGCGTTGTAAAGTGGAAAGAATCGTACTCGTTCGCCTTCTGAAGCAAAAGTTCTAAACATTGAGTTTTTAGCAGTTAATTTACGATTAGGATTAAACTCCCAATTGTAAAGACCAGCAGGAGCTTTGTTAGGTACAAATCCTCTTGCATCTTTTTGAATAACTTTCAAAGACTTTGTAATTTCAGCAGTGAGTTCTTTAGCCAAATCTGGAGCATAAGCATTAAGAGCCTTACGGAGTGCGATTACGCCCTTTACTTCTACTGGCATTATCTATCTCCTTTGCTTCATCTTTAAGACCCTGCAACAAGGCTTGGAGCATTATTGGGTCTAACTCAAGTAACTGCTGTGGCGGGATTTGCAACCTTATGCTCAATCGAGCAATGAGGTAGGTGAAAGGCAAATCTCGCTTTAAGCTAAAGGGTCTGAGTCTAATACCTCAACACTTTTTAGAGTGCTGATAAAAGTCTCTAACCTTGCATCTACTGGCTCACCTAGCCGCTTACAAACTTCATGAGACAAGAAATATACTTGCGTTTGCATTTCTTCTTCTCGAAATGCCTTATGGAAGCCCATCTTGTAATGCTGTTCGAAAACATATTCGATGAGGGGTGTGATTTCCCCTTGCACTACTTTTCCATCTGCAAATGTAATTTTTAACTGTGCCATGATTTGCCCCTTTGTTAGTTTATTAGAATGTGCCTGTAGTTGCTACTGTGATTGCTCCAGAGACCTGAAAAGTCAAGCTCTGCATTCCTAGATCAGCAACAGCTCCTGAAATTGGAGTAATAGAATCAACCAAGATTAGCCCACTGTAAAATGGGTTGGCTGCTGATCCTGTAGTTGATTTATCAAGCGCACACTTGAAGTAAGCGTTTGTCTTGAAAAGTGTGTTCATTGTCTGAAGTACAGCAGATGCTGCATCATCATTAATAAGCTCCACAGTAATCTGATTATTTTCTAGCCCAGCCACAAAACGATGCCCTGTATCATTCATAGCTGTGGTCTCGATCTGATCTACAGAACGAGTCAATGTGAAACTTGTTACATACGCGCTAAGATCGATTGAGGCAGGGTCTGTTGTGCCAACCTTAAATCCAACCTTATTTACTATTCCCT